CCCGCGCGATACGGCGATAGCGAGGTCAGAAAATGATCCAACCTTAGTCCCCGCGTGGGCGCGGCGATCTTGGATTGCAGCTTGTTGATCGTCGCTTTGTACGCAAAGCCGTTTGCTGGCCCCATCAGTCGCTCACGCACATAAGTGGCGGTCAGGCGCACTTGTTGGCGGATCGCCTTGCTGGATTCCGTTTTGGCCTTGCTGGCGGTCTTGTTCAGCGCGCGCGATAACGCCCGATTTGCGCCGTTTTTGATGTAATCGAGGCGGCGAATCGCGTCAGCCAACTGCTCTTGATTGATCTCAATCTCAATCATGTATCACCCGGACGGACCACCAACTGCACCAGATAACCGTCATTGGCCGACCGGCTCAACACGATAAACCGTTCACTGCCGATGGTAATCACATCATTGCGCCGGGGCGTAACCCCGGTCAAATCACTGGCGGCGATGGTGATGCGCGTCTGGTATTCCACGCTGGTCGCGTCCAGCGGAGTCTGCACATCGCGCTCCAGAATCGCCGTGATCGTCGTTGTGTCGCCGGTATCATCCGAGTAATACGTACCGCTGTCCCCGAAAAACCCCGTGAGGAGCGGAACAGCGGTCGTCGTCATCAGATCAGCGAACGTGGACATGATTACAGTGCGGTAAAGACCGGACCGCCCAACAGCTTGACTTTGCAGGTCGTCGCGTCGGTGGTGGTGGTGGCGGCATAGACGCCAATATGCTTACCAGATGCCGCTACGCTGGTCACTTTATTTACGCCGCCGGTGGTTACGTAATAGGCTTTATAGCCCATCGCGACGTTGCCGGCGCTGGCCTTGCGCACCAGGTCAAAGACGCCTTCCGTGGCGACGGCGATTACTTCGCTGGCCCCGGTGGCGGTATTCAGCGCCACGGCGGGCGTATTGCCGAGAATCAGCAACGCGCCATTGGTAACGGCGGCGGTCGTGGTGTAATTCAGTACACTGCCTTCAGAGTACGTTTGAGCCATGTCAATCTCCAAAAAATAAAGGGTTAGCACGGCGCGGTGTCACCCGCGCCCGATGTTACAACTTAGGGGTTAGGTCGTCCCTTTGTATTTGTGCATGGCCCGGAAATCCAGCGCCGATACGCCAAAATCCACGCCCACGACGTATTCCACGCCCTGCCCGGTCCAATCGGCGTTCTCGCGCATGTACGGTTCAGACTGACCGTTCAGGAAGGCAACCTCAACCGTATCGAACACGCCCGGATCGCCCAGCAGATACCAGGCAGCCGTGCCGTTGGTCTGGCCATCGAGGCGCGCGTCGGTGACCACTTCAAAGCGATTGGCGAACGGATTGGGCGGCAACGTGCCCGCCGTGCCCGCCGGGTCATACATGGAAGCGACCAGCACGCGGGCGGTGGTTTCCAGCGCGACCGGAACCAACAGATAGCGGGCGCGAATGTTTAATACGGCGCTGGTGTTGGGGTCAGTCTGCTTGGCCATCGCCGTGGTGGCGGTGGTCAGGGTGGCGACGGTCGGGGCGGTCGCGGCGGCCACGTAGTTTTTGTGGCTGGCGGTATTCCACAACGCCGTGCTGTCCTGATTCAGCGTCGGACCCGTGCCGTCCAGCAGGGCATAGGTAATATCCCCCACTTTGCGATTGGCGGCCCGGCCCATCCCACGCGGGACGGCAGCCAGGGCGTTCAGGTCGTCATTGATGATCAGTTGACGCGACATACGGAATTTCTTGGCGTACTGCACCAGCTTGATCGTTTCCTTGCGATCGGTGAACTTCCCGTAGCTGATGTCGCCATCTTCCGGCACGGCATCCAACCCGGTAAAGCCGCTCAGGCCGGAAATTTCCGCTTGCTTGAAGTCGGGCAGCGAACCGCGACGCGTCCACATGGACCACGTTTCCGGCGCTTCATCCCAACCCATCAACAGGCTCTTATTGGCGACATTGGCCAGGATGTTGGTAAAATCGGAAGTCGTCATGCCGCTGGCGCGTTGCATCATGCCGGTATTAAACGCGCGCGTGGCGACGTTCTCATCCGACAGCTTGGCGGTATCCACGCCATGCAAGCGCAGGTAATCCGCCGCCAGACTGCGCAGGGACTTGCCGGCCAATCCGCCTTCGCGAGCGACGCGGGACTGTTCCCGGTCCACCACCATCGCGGAACGCACCAGCAACGCCTGCTCGGCGCCGCGCTTGAACTTGTCCATCGCGTCATCGGTGATGCGCACATCCGCCACGGTCTGCGGTTGGTTGCCGGGCTTGGCGGCGCGGGTCAGCGGCGCATCGGCTTGGCGGCCATGATCCATGATCGGGGCGGATTGCGCGTCCAGCGCTTCCAGCAACTTGGCGCGGGCCAGTTCCGCCGACCAACCGGACTCAATCGCTTGCTGATGCAATAAGGCAGACAGCGCCGCGTCCATTTGCGCCATACGCCCGGCAAAGACCGGTTGCAGGCTGGCGATGCGTTGGCGTTCGCCGACAATAGCGCTATGCCGCTCTTGATCCAGGTTGACGACATTACTGGTCGTCTCAGCGCCGGTATCCGGCTTTACTTCATCAGTCATTACAATATCCTCATGTGGATAATGGGCAGAGCGGCCAATGCCCACAGAGGCATCTGCCGGTACGGTTACAATACTGGCTTCCAGGAGCGTCCAACCCGTGACCAACACGGTATCGCCGCGCTCCTCATAACGGTCAATTCGATAGCCAATGGACAGGTCTTTCAAAAACCCATCGCGCACGTCGGTAAATACTTCCGTCGCCTTTGGGTTGCCGGAAAAATGCAGATCACCGCGCAACTTGCCGTCTTCCAGACAAATCCGGTTCACGCGGCCAATCGGCTGATCGCTGTTGTGATTCCACAGCAGCGGCAAGCCCTCGACGGCCCGCGATAAATCCGCCGCTTCACGGGTATGCTGTAACACTTCGTTGCCGAAATAACGCGGCACGGGCGTTTCGCTGGACAGCGCCGCCGGAAACCGCCGGGTCTCCAGGTCAGCGCCTTCCAAATCCAGCGTGATCAGGCGTTCAAACTGTTGTCCGGTGATTTTCACGTGGGATACTCCTCAGCAGACCCTAACCCGAATCGGCGGAAATGCACGTCCGCGCCATATAAGCGCGCGTCAGCGGCGTAAGTGTCCGCTGCGGCGCCAGGATTGCGCCGTAGTTGCAAATGCACCCAACCGGATAGGCGAATGGCGCTCATGTCGATCTCCGCCCAGCCATCAATGATGACTTTTTGGGTGGCATCCACCGCGACGGAGCGAATCGTGGCCGCTACCCAACTACCCCATGCGCCGGGCACGTCGCCATTATTGAAAATGCGGTGGCGCATTTCCCAGGTTACGTCGCCCGCCGCATCGGTGGATTTTGACCAGTGGCAATGGAAGCGCACGCCGGTATGGTTCCAGGAGTGCGGCATTTGATACAAGATGCTCACCTGTTCGGCGGTCGTGTCGTCGAACAGGAAAATGCCCTCGGTATCTATATCGGGATCGCCGGATTGTCCCTGCAACGGGATCGCCGTAACCGGCATCACCAGATCATCCCAGGCGTCGCCTTGAATGGCGGTATATAATTCGCCTGCCAGTGTACTCACGCGGCCTCCTCCATCTCGTTTTCAGAATCCGGCGCGGGGGTCGCGGTCGCCGCGCCGCCGACAGGCCGAATATCCAGCGTATCCGCTTGCAGTTGCGCGTCCACCGTGGCGGGATCGCTGCCCAAATCACGAATCACCTGATGGCGGGAGCGGAACCCGTTTTCCACCATCATCGCGAACGCCTCGATTTCCTTTTTCGGGTCAATCCAGGGGATTTGTGGCGGGCGAATTTCCGGCGCATACAAGCTGTTGCGATCCACGGTCGCGGGGATGCGCAGCAACCCGGCGCTTTCGCTGGACTCCACGAACAACCGCCAGACCGGCAAGTAGAATTTGCGCCGGAGGTAGTCAAACAGGCGGCGATAGTGCGCCACGGTCTCGACCAGCTCCTGACGCTGCGCGGAATACGTGCCGTTGTAATTCTTGGCGATGCTGCTAAAGCGTGTCCCGGTCCCGCTGGCGACGGCGCGCAACATGGCGTTGCGGAAGGTCTCCAGATTCGGATTCGGGCGCTTCGAGTCGATCAGGCCCACATCCTCACCGGGCATTAACCCATCGAAGATCAGGCCCGGCTCCATATTGAAGCTGCGCGCCGTATCGCTATCGGTGGACGCAGATACCACGTCCGACAGACCTGAATCGCGCTTGATGTAAGCGGTCAGCGCCGCCGCCACGCGGGCCGCGATGCGCTCGGACTCTTCGTAATCTTTCAGGTCATCCAGCCGGGTCAATACGGCATGGAACAGCGAGACGCCGCGCGTCTGATGCAAGCGCCGCACAAACTTCAAGTGCAGGATGCGTTCAGCCGGTTGGTAGATGGTCTCAAACTGGCGGCCCGGCACTACCGTGCTGGAACCCGGATGCGCCTTGTAGAAGTAATAGCCGGTCGGGCGGCCCCATGCGTCTTTCTGGACGCCATGCACAATCCGGTCTTGCGCCTGCATCAGATCGAAGGGCACAAAGTCCGCTTCCAGCAGTTCCAGGGCATACGGGACGCGCGTAGCAAAGGGCGCGCCGGCGCGGAAGATGTGCTTGGCAAACACCTCGCCATCGCGCAGCCAGGAGCGGCACATCAGGCGTTCCACTTCCGGTCCGGGCAGTTCGCCAGTGATTTCCGGCGACGCCCAAAACTCATCCCACAATTCGGCCAATTGCCGATTCAGGGCTTCATCCGGTTCCTGGCTGCGACCGCGCCGGGCCATCGGTTCAATGCCGGCCCCGCTACCGATGATATTCGTTACGAGATCATCCAGTACGCCGACGGCAAGGTCATGGTTTTCATCCAGGTTCCGGCCAAAATTGCGGAGCAGGTCTTTGGAATGGTCCGTTACCGCGTCCGCGCTGGCGTTGTTGCCGCGCCGGGGACGTTGTGCGGTAATCGAGACCGCATCATAGTAGCGTTGCGCGGCTTTGAGTTGCGCTTGCGCCGTGATGCGCCGGGCGGCCCATCCAGGGAACAGGGGAGCAATGAACTGGCTTAGCGCGTCCATGTGGCTACCGAACTGACGCCGGGCGCGGTTCCGCCCTGGGCAACCGAGATTGCGACCTGTAAGTCTTTGATATAAGTGCGAAGCTTACTGACGTCGGCGGGTGTGAAAGTCAGCTTTTTATCGCCAATGCCGAGCGAAACGGCTTGCGCGCCCATGTTTAGCGAGTGAAAAGCGTCCTGCGCTTCCGATAAGCGGGTTTGCAGGGTTGCTAATGAAATACCAGTATAAATTGACATATGCCGGATAAAACAAGGAAATAGAAAAAGTCAAGCGTTTTTGT